CAGGTGATGTGATTAAATCTGGTATTCAGCTCATTGATGACATGCACACAAGCACAGAAGAAGAGATTGTAGCAAAGACTAAAGCCAAGACAGATCTGTTAGCTAGTTACGCTCCATTTAAACTAGCACAGCGGTACTTAGCATTGATGTTTGCTGTGTGTTTCTTAGGTACGTTTATTCTTGTGATGAGCATGACACTGTGGGGAGAAGGTGACGTTGAATCAGTTAAACAAGTCCTCGGTGATTTCTATATTGGCGAAATCATGCTCACTATCGTTGCTTTCTACTTTGGTGGCGGTGCATTTGAAGGAATATTAAATGCAAAGAAGCCTAAATAAGTGTTGTATTTTGTTGTAAAATATGATACCCTCTTTATATAATACGGTGCACAGATAATGACTTATCTTGATATGGTAAACAACGTACTGAAGCGTCTTAGAGAACGTGAAGTATCAACCATCAATGAATCTTCATACTCATCTCTAATAGCAATTCTTGTTAATGATGCGATGCAAGAAGTTGAACAGTCTTGGGACTGGTCAGCACTAAGAACAACATTAAGTGCTTCGACTACTTCAGGTATCTTTAGTTATGAACTTAATGGTTCACAGAATAACTTCAAGGTCTTGGATGTCGTGAATGACACAAGCAATGTGTTCATGAAGTATGCAGATGCACATTGGATGACTCAAGTATTCTTAACATCTAATACACCAGAGACAGGTTCTCCATACTACTACAGCTTTAATGGTGTGAGTCAGGATGGAGATACACAAGTAGATATATATCCTGTTCCTGATGGTGTCTACGATCTACGCTTCAACGTTATTCAGCGTACACTAGAGTTAACTGACGATGCAGATGTAACTCTTATTCCTAATAAACCTATCATTCAGTTAGCGTATGCTAAAGCTGTTGAAGAACGTGGAGAAGATGGAGGTGTCTTGTCTTCTTCTGCATATGCTGCAGCAGAGCGTGTCTTGAATGATGCTATATCTTTTGATGCTGCTAAGCACCCTGAAGAATTAATCTGGAAGGCAGTGTAATGGCTAAAGAACTACAGAGTGCAAGCATAGCAGCCCCTGGGTTTTATGGACTCAACACTCAGGAGAGTTCTGTAACCCTTGCTGCTGGTTTTGCACTACAAGCAGACAACTGTGTCATTGATAAGTTTGGTAGGCTTGGTGCTCGTAAAGGCTACACCTACCTTACAGATGATGTAGGGAGTAACTTAGGTGGAGCACATCGTTTCCTTGACATCAACGGAACTGAATACTTTGGATGTTGGAATCATCAGAACTTCTACATCTATACAGGCAGTTCTTCATTTACTCCTGTAACCTATATAGGTAGTAATGTAATTAATGATAGTAACTGGCAAGCAGCTACGTTGAATGATGCAGCATACTTGTTTCAGTCTAACTATGAGCCTATCTACTTCTCACCTGTTACGGGACAGATTGATGATGTAGTTAATGTAGGGCATGGTTCAGTACCTAAAGCAAACACTGTGCTCAGTGCATACGGTAGATTGTGGGTTGCCAATACGTCAACAAACAAGACAACTATATGGTGGTCTGATCTGCTCAATGGTGCTAACTTCCAGTCAGGCACTGCAGGTAGTTTAGATCTTACCTCTGTCTTGGTTAATGGTAACGATGAGATTGTAGCACTGGGTGCACAGAATGGTCGATTGATTATCTTCTGCCGTAACAACATTATCATTTACGGTGATGATTCAGGACAGACACTCAACCCTGCTAACATGGCGTTGATAGATGTTATTACAGGTGTAGGCTGTACTGCTCGTGACAGTATACAGAACACAGGGCAAGATATTCTCTTCCTTGGTGATGATGGTTTGCATAGTCTTGGCCGTGTTATTCAAGAGAAGTCTCAGCCAATGCGTGACTTGTCTAAGAATGTACGTGATGAATTAGTACGTACTGTGCATCAGCATGATAAAAATACTATCAAGTCTGTATACTCAGCAGACAATGCATTCTACTTGTTATTGTTGCCAGAGTTTGAACGTATCTACTGCTTTGATATGAGAGCACCTCTGCAGGATGGCAGTAGTCGTGTAACTATCTGGGATAACGTTACACATACAAACATGCTTAGTGGCCCAGACGATTTATACTTTACTGGTATAGACGGACTATCTAAATACACTGGGTACACAGACAACGGTGAAACGTATGTCATGAAGTACTACACTAATTACTTTGACTTTGACAATGCTACGTTATTGAAGATGATTAAGCGTCTATCAATAACACTTATTGGCGGTAGTGGTCAGGACTTTGTATTGAAAGTAGGCTATGACTACAGTGATAGTTATCGTTCATTCCCTGTATCAATATCTACTAGAGCTAACTCTGAGTATGGTATAGCAGAATATAATGAAGCTGCTGAATATACGTTAGGCACATTGTCAGATACAGTACGTGCACCAGTAGGTGGGAATGGTAATGTTATTCAGGTAGGTTTTGAAGCAACAGTAAATGGAACTGAATTGTCCATCCAGAAACTAGACATATACGTTAAAACAGGAAGAGTATACTAATGGCTAATTATACAAAACTCACAGACTTTGCAGCAAAGGATGCACTTCCTTCTGGTAACGCTGCTAAGATTGTTAAAGGTACAGAGATTGATGACGAGTTTGCTTCAATTGAAACGGCAGTAAACAGTAAAGCTAACTCATCATCACCTGCATTAACAGGTACACCTACTGCTCCTACTGCTGTAGCAGGAACTAACACTACTCAGATTGCTACTACAGCATTTACAAAGACGCTAGTAGATACAGAGATTAATACATTAAACACTGCACTATCTACTGATATAACAACAGTGTCTGCTGATGTTGCTACGTTGACTACAACAGTTGCTGCTAAAGCACCGCTTGCTTCTCCTGCGTTTACTGGTACTCCTACTGCACCAACGCAAGCGTATGGTACTGACACTACTAGCTTAGCAACTACAGCCTTTGTACAGGATGCATTGAAAGCTGTGTACCCTGTAGGTTCTGTATACATTAATGGGTCTTCTACGACTAACCCTGCTACGCTTCTTGGGTTTGGTACATGGGTTGCTATTGGTGCTGGTCGTGTTCTTGTAGGACAAGATACAGGTGATGCATCGTTCAACTCAATGGGTGAAACAGGCGGTAGCAAGAACGCTATTGTTGTATCGCACACCCACTCTGCAACTTCTTCTGTATCAGATCCTGGGCATAACCACGGGATGACTTACGGAGCTAACCCAGATACATTTAGCTCTACTGTAAACTTCCCAACAGATGGTGGTGGTGCTAACGATCAGCCTACTTCACAGTGGAAGGGTACAACTGGTATTAGTGTATCGACTTCTATCGGTTCAACAGGTAGCTCAGGTACTAACGCTAACTTGCAGCCATACCTCGTTGTTAAGATGTGGCAACGTACAGCATAATTATGAAAATACCAGTAGTTAAAACTGATGACTTCACCATCTACTTTGAACGGTATAAAGACAAAACATTTACACATGCTGATGTGCGTAAGTGGAACAAGAAGGTAAAGAAGCAGTTTATTTATATGCACTATGCACTTCATATGTTTCATGGTGAGCCTTTCTTTGCATTGGTAGATAATAAGAAACTAACTAAATTTGTATATCTTCTTGGGTATAAACCTTTTACACAAGTAACTTGTAATGATGGTGTACCTCGGACTGTTTGGATTTTTAACGGAGAATAAACATGGGTAAACTCGTATCAGGTGTCCTTGGTATGGACAGTGGAGAAAAGGCAGGACGAGAAGCTGTTGCAGCAGGTAATCGTTATGCTCAGGATGTGTACTTTAAACCGTACACTATGACAACAGGCAGTGGACAGACTAGCTACAGTCCTTCTTCTGGATTTCAGTCTACATTGTCTACACCTTATCAGGCTATGCAAGCTCAAGCACAGATGGGAGCTATGGGTTTACTTCCTCAGTATGCTCAGGCAGTGCAACAGCAACCGCAACAGATGCAGTTTGATTATGACCCGCAAGCTGTAGGGTTTGATTACAGTACACAGGCTAATCAGTTTGCTGGGACTTATAATCCTAATGCAGAAGCAGCTAATATTTTTGCTCAAGAGTCTGCGCTGTTAAAGCCAGAGTTCCAGAAACAAGGTACTGACTTACAGCAACAGTTGTTTGGCAGTGGTCGTCTTGGCTTGCGTCTTGCTGGTGAAGGGGCAGGTGCAGGTAGTGGCGGTATGTTCCAGCCTGAAGCATATGGTCTTGCTCGTGCTCAACAGCAGACACTAGCTAACGTAGCAGCAGATGCTACACGTAGAAGTCAAGAAGCTGCAATGAACCGCTTTGGTACAGACTTGCAATCCTTTGAAGCTAATCAGGCAGCACAGGCTGCAGCGCGTCAAGCTGACTTGTCTCGCTTTGGTGCGGGTCTTGAAGGACTCACAGCAGGGCAACAAACAGAATTGAATCGCTTCAATGTAGCTAATCAGTTGTTTGGTACTAATACAGAACAGCAACAGCAGTACCTACAGAACTTACTTGGTGGTTATCAGGGTATGTTTGAAGGTGCAATGAATATCTCTAACCTAGAGAATCAGCTACTGTCTGCAGGTGTTGATGCAGAGACTGCTCGTAGTGCTGCTGCCGCTGCTGCAGGTAATGTAGGTACTAGTGGCTATGCACAGAATACTCAAGCTGCTCTGGCTCAGGACAAAGCTATTGGAGGTTTGTTCGGTGGTATTACTGGTGGCTTTTTAGGAGCTGCAGGTAAAGCAGGTGGTTTTGGTCGTTTGTTTAGTTAAGGGTTATAAAGATGACTACAGTACAGAGTTTGTTTGAACGTTACGGCATTGAATCTCCACAGCAGATTGCTGATCGTAGACGTAAAGAGGCACTAGCACAGCTATCACAGTACAGTGATACAGGTAAGATTGGTTTTGGTATAGGTACAGGTATTGCATCACTGTTCGGTGGTGATCCTGCAATGGCACAGGCTAAAGAATCTGAAAAGTACATGGGTGCGCTCAGTGCTATACCGCAGGAGAATATGTCACCTGAAGTAGAGAATTACTACCGTGCACAGTTAGCTAACATTGATCCTGCATTGGCAGATGCTTTTGTTCAAGACCAACGTGCTACACGGGAAGCTCTACTTAAAGCACAGAAGAGTATGTTTGGAACAGTACCTATTGAAGTACCTGAATTTAAAATTGATAAAGAAGGCAATCGTTATCAGTCTGGTACTACAACAATTGAAGTTCCTGCTAAGTTTGATCCTGAACGTGGCTGGGTTCCTATTGATGCTAAGTACAATCCGCAAGCAGGTGACGGTACAGAAGAAGCACCAGCAGTTAGGATTGATTCAATGGATTCACTAGCTGCTAAGCTTGGTTACGGTAATCAACAGGCTGAGGATAAAGCAGCTATGCTTCCTGCAAGCAGTGGTCGTCCTGTTGACATGCCTCCTACTTTTTCTAGTGTACCTTTAGATGTTCAAGAGTTTAACCGTACTATTGCAGCACCTGATCAGAGTGGTCTGGTATCTTATGGTGGACGTAACTGGGAACCTGCTGAGTTTAAACAACGCTTCCCAGTAGTGTATGCTACAATGGTACAAGAAGGTAAGATTAAACCTATCAAGTAAGGTGCACAATGGCTGAGTATGTCACTACAAAACATCCAGTACTTGGAGATATACAGATTCGTGCTGATCTAGCTGAGTCTATGTCGGGTGCTGAGTTGAATGATCTAATCATTAAAACTACAGCTAAGCGTATGCAAGAAGAGGGATTAGAAATCTCTGGTATGGATGCGTTTACTGAAAACTTTATGCGAGAGTTTAGTTCAACTTCTCGTGGTCTACAAGAACTGGCAACAGGAGAACGTACTACTGACGTTGAATCAGACTTCCTTACTAAACTTGCATTTGAAACTAACACTGGAACATCTGTAGCAGGGATTGCTGCCGGTGCTCTAGCTGATCCTGTAACTCTACCTATTGCATTTACTAAGCTATTAAAGCTGGGTAAACTAGCAACAGTACTCGGTGGTGCGGCATCAGGTGCTACATTAGGTGCAGTGCAACCTGTACGAGAAGAATATGGTGAAGATGCAGAGACGTTTGCTAAATTTGGTGCAGTAGCTGGTGGTATCTTAACATTACCATTGATGCTACTGCCAAAGCTTGCAGCTAAGTATGGTGCAAAGGATGCATCTGAACTGCAGAAGATCTTTGATAGTAAGAGTCCTGATGAGCAGAATAAAATGCTTGAGGATATGCAGTATCAGCTTCAAGCTGAAGTCTCACCTCAGATCAGTAATGAACTGCCATCTGTAGTTAAGAGTGATGCAGTAGAATCGGTTGGTTATCGTCAAGACTTTGAAGAAGCTCTGGCTAGACAGCAAGCAGACACTGCTAAGTTCATGGAAGAGAACCAAGCACGGTTTGACTTTGAACAGAACCTTCAGCGTGAACGTGATGCATCTCTGAACTTTGAACGTCAGAAGATGGAGCGTAATGCTTACGATGCTAATGTTCAGATGAAGATGGACGATTTACGTGCAGAAGTTGCTCAGCTGCCTACTGCTAAACAGTCTAAGATTATTCAGAACACTGTCAAAGAAAGTGAGAAGTACATCAAGAAGATGACTGATCGCTTAAACAATGTGCAGAAAGCTATTAACAAGATCAATAGTAGCAATGCATCACCTAAGAAAAAGAAAGTAACAGTAGAACCTCTACGCCAAGAACGTAACAAACTAAAACGTGATATTGATGTACGTACTCAGCAACTAGTACAACGCGACAAACCACTAGCAGACCGTATAGACTTCTTGAAACAAGCTAAGCAAGAACTCAAAACGTTTGACTCTACTGGTGTCGTGCCTGAGTCAGTACGTATGCAGCTTCCTGAATCTCCTAGAAGCAAAGATATATACGAAGGGGTAACAGAAGTACAACAGCCTACGTTGCGTGAGCAGCCCGTTAGAGAGGAGGTACAACCAACCACACCACAGCTACAGGGTCAGCCTACAACGCTTGCTGAGCAGACTCCTATAAGCTCTGAAGCACCGATGAATATACCTATGCCTACACAGGCTCCTTCTGTGCAGCAGGTTGCTGGTATTCCAACAGTTCCCGCGGGTACGGTGCCTCCTGCTGGCGTAGCTAAAACTACAGCACAGCCTGATGTTAGTCCTACTCCACGTGTATCAAGTGCAGAAGCCCCTACAGTACCTGACAAAGGAACAGTAGGTAAGTTCTTTGAGGATGTGTTTGGTGCACTCTCTACTAAACTTGCTCGCTTTGCACCTGAAATTGTACAGGCGTTACGCAGATACGAAAGTGTAGTCATGCAGAAAGTAGCAGAATACACTAACCCTACAGAACCTTTCTTCAACGCTATTGATAAGATGTCACCATCTATGCGTAAGGCTATGAAAGGTCACCTGTACAGTGGACGTTTCGCTGAAGCTGAAGCAATGATGAATGCTGATATGCGTAAGCAGTTCCGTTCTATTCGTAGTAGCTTGGAGAAAGTACACAAGGAATTGAAAGATGCTGGTATTCCAGTAGATCGTCTTGATAACTACTTTCCTCGTAAGGTTAAAGATCTGCAAGGACTGCGTTCTCACTTAGGTAGAGTTAATAAAGATAAGATTACTAAGGCTCTTGAAGAAGCTGTAGCTAAGAATAAAAAACCCCTTAGCCCAGAGCAAGAAGAAGCAGTAATCAACAAAGTTGTACGTGACATCTACCGACCTAAAGATCCTACACGTAGAGGCAACACTGCTAAGCGTTCACTGCAGGGGGACTTGCCTGATGAAGTGTTAGAGTTTTACCATGAACCTAAAGCTGCATTGACTATGTACTACCGTAACATGGTAGAGATGGCAGAGAAGGCTAAGTTCTTTGGTCGTAACAAGCAGCTAACTGCAGAGAATACATTAAATGTTGAAGACTCTATAGGTGCTACGATACGTGACATTCGCATGAAGCGTAACCTAAGTGAGCAGCAGTATGATGATTTGAAGGCAGCATTGGAAGCACGATTCAATGAGGGTGAACAGGCTCCTCATGGGATACTACGTGCTACTCGTGACTTTGGTTACATGGGTACTATCGGTAACTTTGCTAGTGCTATTGTAAACTTAGGTGACTTGGGTACGTCTGGTGCATTGCATGGTTTTATCCCTACAATTCAAGCAGCGTTTGGCGGTAAAGCAAACAAGTACAAAGTTGTTGAGATGGGTATTGACCACACTATTGCTCATGAGTTGCAGGACACAACCAAGACAGCTAAGGCTTTGCAGAAGATCTTCAAGTTATCAGGCTTCCGTGACATTGATCGGTTTGCTAAAGAAACCAGTATGAATGCAGCGATGAAGAAGAATGAATCTCTTGCTAAGTCTGATACAGGTAAAGCTAAGCTACGTGAAAAGTGGGGTAAGTTCTTTGGTGATGAGACTGAATCTCTGATCAATGATCTGGAGAAGGGTAACATCAGTGAGAATACTAAGCTACTAGCATTCCATGAACTGTCAGACATGCAGCCTATCTCTTTAACTGAGATGCCGCAGTCTTACCTGAAGCATCCGAATGGTCGTATCTTCTACATGCTCAAGTCTTTCACATTGAAACAGCTTGACATTGTACGCAGGAACGTGGTGCAGGAAGCAGCTAAAGGCAATGTGTTTACAGCTACTAAGAACATGGCATTGCTTGCTGGTTACTTAGCAGCCGCTAACACAGGCACACAGGTTGTTAAAGACTTCATAATGCAGCGTGATATTGAACCTGAGTTGATTCCTGATCAGGCTATATGGAATGTGTTGGGTGTATTTGGTGCTAACAAATATGTTATGGATCGTTACTTGTCACAGGGTGATGTGAAAGGTGCAGTGATGAACACTATCTTCCCTGCTACGCCTATATCAGACAGTGCAACACAACTTGTTAAAGAAACAGGTAAGGCACTGAAAGGTGAAGACTACAACTTAATGAAGGCTAGTCGTGCAGTACCAATAGTGGGACCAATACTATACAACTGGTTTGGTGGAGCTAAAGAAAACTATAACGAACGATTGGCAGGGCAGCTTGCTGATAAACGTTATGCTGAAAACCCTAAAGATTGGATAGTGGAGTAGTATATGCCAGCTAAGAAAGACAGTCGATTAGAACGTGCAGGTGTAGATGGGTATAACAAACCTAAGCGTACACCTAACCATCCTACTAAGTCTCATGTAGTTGTGGCTAAGGAAGGTGATCAAGTCAAGACAATCCGCTTTGGTGAACAAGGTGCTAAGACAGCAGGTAAACCTAAAGGTGGAGAGTCTGACAAGATGAAGAAGAAGCGTGCCTCGTTTAAAGCAAGACACGCCAAGAACATTAAGAAGGGTAAAATGTCTGCTGCTTACTGGGCAGACAAGGCTAAGTGGTAGCTGGTTAATTCCA